GAGGAGTACAAAACGCGACTGAATCGACGCCTAACTGAAAACCGCTGGTGCGATCACTCGCATCTCTTCGCGCAGGACAACGAAGAAGTATTGCCGGTGTTTGCGCAGTGCATCCGCAATTCCGGTGAAAAGCCACATTATGCTGTTGGCAGCATTATTGTGGACCCAAATGGATATTTCTATCGGAATCAAAAAGGGCTCGGTGCGCCTGTGGCATCACTGCAAGAATTTACTTCGGTGTTTAAGCGCATCGATCTCGTGCTCAATCTCAACATTTCGAGCTATTGGCGCATGCAGGGCCAAGCATGGCCCAAACCGCTGATGGCACCGAGCGAAGTTCTGCGCTCTCTCAATAAACAATACTGGCTGGTGCGGCGTACGAATTACGGCGGCTGGGAGTGGATGCTGGCTGTCGGCAGAAATGTCGAGACCGGCGCGCACACTCGGCTCGGATTTCACGACATCAGAAGCGATGAAGGCCGAGAATTGATGGCTCGGTTTGACGGCCAACGGCAATCAAAAATGAAGACAGGTGATGTCACCGTATCGGACATACCGCGAATACCTGAAGCACCCGGTTTTTTTGGCGGCTCGTGAAATCGCAATGCAACGCACCGGGTACCGGTGCCACCGCTGCGGTGCATATGCGACCGAGGTGCATCACTGGAATGGCTATCCGGCGTGGGACACCTTCGATGCCCCATCGCAACTAGAGCCGATTTGTCACGCATGTCACTGCTTGGAGCATGGAAAAGATGACTAAAAAATATAGCGATGAAGAAAAAAAAGAAGCGCACGAATGGAGTGAGGGCATCGGCGGATCAGCAAAGGCTGTCTACACACTGATCCATTTGGGTATCAAAAATGGGTATCCAGAAAAACTTGAGTTGACGGTTGAGGAATGGGTGGACCGTTACTGCGGCGGTTATCGCAAACTATCGATCACCGATCGGCGCGAGGCCGTCTTGGAATTAAAGGCTGAAGGGTTAAGCAGCCGCGAGATCGGTGAGGTGCTAGGCGTCAGTCACGTAACAGCTCAATCCGATGCGGCCATTGCTGGTAAAAATCTTCCAGAAGGTGTCGGCCAAGACGGTGAAACTGGAAATAATTTACCAACGGCTCAGACTGATCCACCGCCGCCGATGCTGTCACTGAAGACGCATCTCGGTGATGACGTGCCGTACAAACAACCGAGCGGCAAATCGACATTCAATAGAACCAACGAACAGGTGTCTTGGGCGGCATGGACCTGGAATCCAGTCACTGGCTGTCTGCACGGTTGCAAATATTGTTACGCGAGAGAATTGGCACTTAAGGTGTCATTTAAGGAAGCCTATCCGATTGGGTTTGAACCACTCTTTCACCACGAACGACTCGACGCGCCGGCGAACACAAATATTCCGAAAGACGCAATCAACGATTCGCGTTTGGGGCGCGTGTTCGTGTGTTCGATGGCCGATCTGTACGGCAAGTGGGTGCCGGACGAATGGATAGCCCAAGTGCATGCGAGCTGCATCGCTAATCCGCAGTGGGAATATCTGATGCTAACAAAATTCCCAAGGCGCTACATCGGCTTGGAGTTACCGTCGACAGCGTGGCTCGGCACGAGCGTTGACGAGCAAAAGCGAGTGAGGCTTGCCGAAGAAGCGTTCCGACAGATCAAAGGAGTAAGGGTGAAGTGGCTTTCGCTCGAGCCGCTTTTAGCCCCACTCGAATTCACCGACTTGTCAATGTTCGACTGGATTGTGATCGGTTCGCAGAGCGCAACGGTTCAACCGGACGGACCCGTCGAAGCATTTGCACCGCCATTTGAGTGGGTCGCGCGATTGACTGCGCTTGCTCGCGAGTGTGGCTGTCGCGTTTATCAAAAACCCAATCTTCTTGGAATTCCTAATCCTCAATCACCTGGAATGGTGTTGATCCAAGAGTCACCAGATCTTGAAACAGAAACAGCACTGCATGATCGATCACACACGGCTCTACATCCACATTCTAACTCTCATTCCGCTCTTAACGGATGAGGAACGCGACATGCTCGAGTCGGATTTGCTGCAATACTCAATCGACAAGGCGAAGGCCGACCAACAAACGCGATTGAAAGAGCATGGCCAATGACCTCCGGCCCGCTCTGGATGCCGCTCTATCCCGGCGACTACCTGCGCGACACGCGCCATCTCACCACTCTGCAGCACGGCGGCTACCTTCTGCTCATCATGGAGTATTGGGTGAAGGGCCGCCTGCCGAGTACGGACTCTGAGAGGCGCCGAGTGACGGGCATGACGCCGAAGCAATGGCTAAGCAATTGCTCGGCTCTTGCCGCCATGTTCACCGCCGATTGGCGGCATGAGCGTATCGATCGCGAATTGGAAAAAGCCCGAGATTTACGGCTCAAACGCGCCGTCTACGGCGCCAAGGGCGGACGCACGAGCCGTGGCCGCGACAACGTCGAGCGGATCCATGCTGGCATTCCCTGGCGAAGCAAAAGCTAAGCAAAAGGGCGACACAACTACCAAGAAAGTAAATCTAAGCGCAAAAACCGTGCCAACTCTCAAGGGGACTTACGAGAATAGCGTGGAAAACGAAAATCAGCAGCGTGTCTCACCCATCATAATCGAGAAGGCGCTCGCCATGCGCGCCGAGGGTGTTGGCTGGCGCGTTATCAGCCACAGACTGCGCGTGTCGGAATACGTTTTGCGCTGCGCAATCGAGCCGGACTATCGCCGGCACAAACTCGATTCAAATGTCCGCTATCGCCGCCACCTGGCGGTAAAGCCGGTGGTGGTGAAACGTCCGCGGCCCGTCAATCACTCCACGCACCAGCACCAGGCCAACTATGCGGCACGCAATCCGCCGGCAGAGGTGCTGGCCGCACGCGATCTCGCGCTCGAGCTCCGCCTACAGCCGCGCTCGGTGACGGCGGTGCTGCTCGGGGATCCGCTGCCTGGCCGCTCGGCGCTCGATCAAAGGCAGCGCAAATGAAAAAGCCGAAAAAGTGGAAATTTCGAAGTCGGACGCGAGAGTGGACGCGGGAGGAAGTCGACGCGGTGGCCCTGCAAATCGGTCGGTTGATGATTGGCTTATTGATGGATGAGCTCGCGCCGGTCGAAAAGAAACACCGAAAAAGGAAATAATCAAGCATGAGGGACTATCCCAAATACATCGCAACGTTTCGCACTGATTTTGACGATGAAAACATCACGCCAATCCAAGCCGGCGTGGCGGCGTTGCGCGAGATGCGATCCGATCTCGCCTGCGTTGACGTCTACGATGTCGACACCACGCAGACGTGGGACGTGCGCTTTCGTGATCATGTTTTGGAAATCATCGAGATCGTTGAGGGTTAAATGGCGCGGGTGCTGAGTTGGTTTTCATGTGGCGCCGCGTCGGCGGTTGCTACTAAACTATTGCCGCAGGCGATCCCGGTGTATTGCGAAACCGGCGCCGAGCATTCCGACAATGAGCGCTTTCTGTCGGATTGTGAGCGGTGGTTTGGGCGCTCGATCGTCCGGCTCAAATCGGACGAGTACGAGGATACCTGGGATGTTTGGCAGCGGACCCGATGGCTCGCCGGCATCAATGGCGCCCGTTGCACAATTGAATTGAAGGTAGCACCGCGGCTGGCCTTCCAGAGACCGGGCGATATTCACGTTTTTGGGTATACAGCAAATGGCCCCGACGCTGACCGAGCCGTTCGGTTGCGTGCCAACTATCCCGAATTGGAAATCATGACGCCGTTGATTGAGCGCGGCCTTACAAAAGAAGCCTGCTTGGAGATGGTGCAGCGCGCCGGCGTTACGTTGCCGCCGATGTATGCGCTCGGATTTCACAATAATAATTGCATTCCATGCGTACGTGCCACGTCGCCAGCCTATTGGGCGCTGGTGCGCAAGCAATTCCCCGACAAGTTTAAGCGCATGGCGAAGCTGTCGCGCGAGCTCGGTGTGCGCCTGTGCCGCATCAATGACGAGCGGCGGTTTATTGACGAGATCCCACTGGAGCAGCCGACAACCAATCCGCTGCAGCCGGCCTGTGATTTTCTTTGCCACCTTGCGGAACAGGAGTTGTGATGGCCCGCCTGTATTCCGGCACCGAAGTCGTCGACGATTGGCA